AGTGGCGGGCAAGAGCGGGAGCATGATCGTGCGCGACCTGGCCTGATACCACCGCGTCAAAGAACTTGGCCGTCGATGGGACCATGCGAGCTGGGCTCGAGCTTGGGTACTCAGTAATCGGAACCCCGGCCTCGGCCAGCGCCTCCATCGACCGCTGCCAGCGGTACGGGTCACACGCAACCTCAACCACATTGAGCCGGCCGCACGTCTCCAAAATCCGAGCCTCAACGCCGCCAATGTCCACCCGCCAGTCATCACGGTCAGTGGGCTGCTTCTCCCACATATCGACCAGCCAGACGCGCGGGGTCTCCTCAATCGTCACGCCGACAATCGCCGTCGTATCCCCAGAGAACGAACCATCAAAACCGAGCACAACCGGGGTGCCGTCATCCACCGGAGCCATCTCCGGCAGCTCGTCCCAGGCGCCGTGCGGCAACCAAGCCTGCTGCGAGGACACGAACACGTTGGTGCGCTTCGTGCGGAACTCCGCCTCAGGCGTCCGCTTCACCGAAGACTCAAAATCCTCAGGGTCTTGGATGTCGCCGTACCCAGGGTTGGCGATCTGCCAGTTCTTCGCATCGCGGTGGTCGCAGTCCGGGTCCGCCTGCCACCAAGCGCCAAAGAACGACGGGTCCTCAACCTCGCCGGCCGCGACCCGCTGCGCGTACTGATACAGGCCATAACAGACCGAGTCCTGGCCCGTGGAATCCGTGCGCACCCCAGCAGTCGTAATCGCCAAGGTCAAGGCGTCGTAACGCGCGGCCTGCGCCAGCGTCATCACGTCCCAGAGTTGCCGATTGGGCTGCGCATGGACCTCGTCGAAGCAGATAAGGCTGGGGCTGAGTCCCTCTTGGCGGAAGGCCTCAGACGAAAGCACCCGATACACCGAGCCAGTCGCCGGGATCTCAATGGCGTCCCGATACAACTTCGCCTGCGCCATCAGGTCCGGCGACATTTCCACCATCGCCTTAGCAGCACCGAAGACGATGCGCGCCTGCTCACGGTCAGCCGCGCACGAGTAGACCTCGCCGCCGCGCGGACCCATGAACAGGCCATAGAGAGCGATGCCAGAGCCGAGCGCCGACTTGCCGTTCTTACGAGGCAGGCCGACTAAGGCAACCTTGGCGCGAAGTCGCTTATCCGCACGTCGGGCAAAAATGTTGTCTACGAGTTTCTTCTGCCAAGGACGCAGCAGCAAAGGCTCGCCAGCGCGTCCGCCAACTGAGTCCTTGACCTGAGGGCACAAGGCCTCGATGAACTCGGCGACGAGGGGGCCGTCGCCGCGCTTGATATCCGCAGCCGGGACAGGGGTCAGGATGGCCGCCGGCCATCCTTTGATCTTGCGGGGTGCCATGCGCAGGAGGCTCCCTAGTTATTGCGCTTCGCCTGCAACTTCTCCAACGTCGAAGCGGCCTTGACTTCCGCCAGACCCAAGCGGGCACGGGCGGTGGGATTGAATCCGAGCTGGGTCAGCCAGTCAGCGATCTCACGGTTGAGTTCGCGCAGCTGCTTGCGGGCCTCAGTCGACGACTCAGCCACCGGGAGCAGACGCTCCCGCTCCTCAAGCGACTCCCGCAACATCGCTAGCTGCACCCCATCGGTGCGGGCAAACCAAGCCGAGCCCGCCTGCATGATGTCGGCGAACAGGTCAGCCGCCTGACGCTGAAACGGCTCTAGGTCAACGGGCTCAACCGCGACCAAAGCCCCGCGGTTGTGCTTGCCGGCGTTGAACGTGCCCGTGCGTCGATGCTGCTCGACTGGCTTTGGAGGTCGACCGCGAGGGGCCATGACGAAACCTCCAGGTCAAAGTCTGAATTTCGGAGCCGTATTTATTGGCATACGGGGCGGGTAAATACTTTTCGCATCCGGGCACATTTTGACCCGGTCCCGGTCTATCCCAGGGGGAGGGGGCGGGCCCCCCTCGACGAGTTACACGAGCGGTGAGCCTTAGCGAGCGGGCTGGCCGGGTCACCTGGAAGGAGATGGTCAGCCGTCCAGATGTCCCCTGCCGCCAGGGTGTCCCGTCCGCAGATCCAGCATGGGCCCGGCGCTTGCCTGACTTGCCTTGCCCGCTTGGGGTAGTCGCCTGCGTAGTGGGGGCGTGGCCCCCGTTCCCTGGCCCGCTGCTTGGTGAGGCGGCAGGGCTCGCAGCGGGTGGCGTTGCTGGTCAACGATCCACAGTCCAAGCAGGGGCGACGGATCACTAGCGCTCTGGATATTCGTTGGGCTGCATCACTCTGGTCTCGCGTCGCGGGCCGGAGCGGGCGATGCGGTTGCGCTGGTCGAGAAGGGCGTCGGCCCAGCGGTGCCAGTTGTCGTCGCGCTGCGCATGAAGGCTGGTGTAGACCAGGGCTTCGTCAATGTCTTCGACGGTGACGATGGGCTGGGCAGGGTCGGGCTTGGCGCGGGTAGTTGTCTGCGGCGCCATGTCCTCTCCCTGGAATGCGTGTCTGAGTGCGTGGTCCAGAAGTCGCAGGACTATGTCAATGGACCATGGCATGTCTAGGGCCGTGATCGGCTGGTGGGTTGCCAGTTGATGACGGCTTCGATTGTGGGGCCGCTGCTCTGCCAGAAGATGGTGGTGGGTGGGTGTCCCTTGACTGGCATGGCGAAGTGAATAGTTCCGTCTGCTGCTCTTATGGCGCGGCGTGATTGTTGTCGGGCTTGGTCTGGCGATGTGATTATCGCGTGGCAGGTGAGGGTGACTTGCGCTTGTAGGCGCTGCTTGTGTTGGAGTGCGGCGATGTGTTGCTCGGCTGTTGGGGTGTAGTGGCTCATGTGAGCTTTCCCCAGTTGCGTTGCCGGGTTTTGCGTTCTGCTTGTGCGATGTCTGCGAGCCGGTAGAGAGGCCGGTTGCGTTCGTCGAGTCCGGCAGGTGAGATCAGTCCTCGTTCTTTCCAGGTTCTGATGGTGGAAACGGTGACGCCGGCGATGCTGGCTGCTTCGGTGGAGGTGATGAGCGTGTTGATTCCTTCTGGCATGAGCACGGCCAAGGTTTCTCCTGACATGCAGAAAGCGCCCCGACCTAGGTCTGAGGCGCTTTGGGCATACTTTCTCCGCTGGCAGTAGCGTCTCATTGGGACGCTTGGCTGTCAAATGGCTAGAGGTCATTGGCAGATTCCAAGAGCTCGTCGACCAGGATTCGCGCGTAGAGTCCGTATTCCTGTTCTTTGATTTCGTAGTTGCAGTGCGGGCAGTCGATGATGTCTCGGCGGTCGTCGTAGACGGTTCTCCTCATGCCGATGATTCGGCAGTTTGGGCATGGCAGGTCTAGGCCTCGACGTTGCCGGGTTTTGCCGAGTTGTCGTCGGATCGTGTGGTGGATCTCTCGGCCTTCTTCCCAGAATGCTTCGGTTCCGGGGAAGTCGGCGAGGGGTTCGATGCGGGCTTTGAGTGATTTGTAGGCGTGGGCGACGACGCGGTTTTCGGCTCGGTCTCGTGGTGGTGGGGGTAGGTGGCCGAGGTGGTCGCGTAGGGCTTCGTCGGTGGCGTCGAGGCAGTCGGCTATGGCTCGGGCGGTGTCGCTTGCCCATTGCGCTGGGTGGCCGTATTCGCGGCTGGATTTGGGGGCGGTGCGGGTTCGGGTGGTGATTGGGCTGGGGTAGTTGGTGCGGAGTTCGACGTAGTCCAGGAGCAGTCGGTCGAGGAGTATTGCTAGGTGTTGCGGCTTCAATGGGTGGCCTTTCTCGCGCGCGCGTCACTTAGTGTCATGTTTCTACGGAAGTAACCACTACGTCCGTAAGTCCGTCCGTCCGTCCGTCCGTCCGTAGGCACTCGTCATGGCACTCCCATGCGCCATGTGGCGTGAGGCAGGTGGCATTAGCCACTAACCGGGGTAGTTTTCCAGCAGCCGCATTGGGGGCCGTGGTTCTTGATGCAGCCGCCTTTGCGGCTGGCACGCTTGAGGCTTTCCTGCCGGTGGCGCGAGGCTTCTGACGTGGGCTGATATTCGTCCCAGTCGTTGATTTGGTAGCCGCCTTCGGTGTGGTGCCACAGCCTGAGCTCAACTAGGGCGTTGGCGTCGGCGGTGGTGGCGTGCAGGAATGGGAGTGCCATTTTGGGGACAAATCCGTCGGTTTCGTGGCGTCCTGAGTAGGCCAAACTGAAGACGTAGACGAGCGCGGCGCGCTGTTTCTTGCCCTGGATGAGGGCCAGAATCTTCGGATGATCCGGCAGTCCGGTGTCCAATCGGACCCAGGGCATGGCCATTAGTGGCCCTCTTTCGTCGTTGTCGGGGCGTTTTTGGGGGTGTTCATGGGCTTATCGACCGTCGATCCATGCGCGGGTTTTGCCGTCGAATGAGTGGAGTCTGTTCGCTGCTGGGAGGTTGCAGATGCGGCAGAAGTCGCCGCTGAGGTCGCGGTTGGGCTCGAATGAGTGTCGGGGCGGCATGATGGTTTGGTGCATTTCGTTGAGGGTCATCAGAATGGGGCCTGCTTGTCGGCCTGGGGGACGAGCCGGTAGGTCCGCGCTGGCTTGCCGCTGTTGCGGCCTCTGAGGTCGTTGCTGGTTGTCCACCCGGCGGGCTCGATCTCGCGGGCGAGGCAGAGTGCCCGGTAGGTAGGGCCGACGAGCTGCGGCTGAACCCATGCTGGGAGGCGGCGCCTGACGATATTGGGGTCGATGTGGCCGTCGTACTCGAGGGCGACGGCCAGGATGATGCGCTCGATCTCGGCCCGGTCGTCGGCGTGGATGTGGTCGTCGGCGATAAGATCGAGCAGGCTGCCGGTGTAGGTGTCGACGGCCATCAGAAGGGCGCTGTCTCTGCGGCCCACGGGTCGGGGCTGCCTTCCTGGGCTGGGGCTTTCCATCCCGCCTTGACGACCTTGGCGACCTCGTCGGCGGTGATCTCAGCGGTGGTGCGCTTGACCCCGTCCTTCTCCCATTCGCGCTGCTTGACGCGGCCTTCAATGATGACGAGGTCGCCCTTGACGAGGGTGGCGGCGGCGTTCTCGGCGGTCTTGCCGAAGCAGGTGACCTGCCACCAGCTTGTGTCGGTGTCCTGCCAGTCGCCGTCGACCATGCGGCGCCTGTTGGTGACGACGCGCATTTTGCAGATGGCCGAGCCGTTGCTGCTGGTGGTGAGTTCGGGGTCGGCTCCGAGCCGGGCCTTGAATCCGGTTAGGTAGATGCTCATGGTTGCTCCTCGGGGGCGTCAAGGCACGGCCAGGGTTTCTGGCAGCGCAGGCAATACATCCAGCGGTCGGGGGGTAGCTCGAGGACGAGGCTGGGGCGGTGTTCGCTCATGCCATGGCCTCGTCGAACAGGTTCGGGACGTTCATCTCCGCATCTAGGTCGCGCACGTTGGATACGGCGGTGCGCCAGTAGGACGGCTTCAGTTCGATGCCTAGGCCGCGCCGTCCGAGCCTGACGGCGGTGTGAATCTCTGACCCGATGCCGGCAAATGGGCTGAACACGGTCTCGCCAGGGTTGCTCCACAGCCTCACGACCCGTTCGATGAAGTCGAGCTGGAGCGGGCAGATGTGGCGCTCGTCGGCGCTTTCCCTGGCCACGCGCGCGTTGAGCGTGTTGGTCTCCCGAATGTCGAGCCACACCGGGCGCGCCCATTCGATCCATTCCTCGTTGCTGACGTCGTTCTTGATCGCCTCGGGGTTGTCGCCGGGCTTGCGGAACAGCAGCAGGTAGTCGGCGAGGGCTGGCCTGGTCATGGAGGAGTCCCGGTTCTTGGTCACGAACATGAGCGCCTGGGCTTTCGTGCGGATCGCCTGGGCCTGGGGGTCCTTGTCGACGGTGACTTCGCCGTGGAATATCCAGCCGGCGTCGAGGTAGGCCCGGATAACGTCGCCACGAAAGTCGGTCATCCCGATAACGCCGTTAGTCGCCATCGTGGTGGTGAGCTGCTGGACGTGGACGGCGCAGATTCGCCCTGGCATGGTGATCCGCAGGTTCTCTCGGATGATGTAGCCGTAGTGCTCAAAGAACTCGCCGCGGCTGGCCGAATTGCCGAGGTCCCTCGGGCTGGGGGAGTAGGTGAACAGGGACGCAAACGGCGGGGAGTAGACAGACAGCCCGATGCTGTCGTCGGGGATTTCAGCCATGCGTTCGCATGAGTCTCCGAGCCACAGGTCCCAGGTGTCGCCGGATGCTTGGTCTGTGCTGTAAATGTCTTCGATGCTCATGCTGAGACCTTTCCCCTAGTTAGTTCGCCGGCTTCGCGCATCTCGCGGACGAGTCCGTCGGTGATGTTGGATGCCTCGCGTTCCTTGCGGGCGATGTTGACGGCGATCTGGGATTCCAGATCGGACAGGACGACGTGGGCGTGGACGACGCGGGTTTGCCCGTATCGGTAGCAGCGTCGAATGGCCTGATAGTAGGACTCGTAGGAGTCGGACAGTCCGACGAAAGCCATGCGCGCGCAGTGCTGCCAGTTCAGCCCGAAGGCGGCGATGGATGGCTTCGTGATGAGGACGCGGATGCGCCCGTCGGCGAAGCCAAGCATGGCGTCGGCCTTGTCCTCAGGTGACCAGCCGCCGTGGACGTTGACTGCGTCGGGGATCAGTTTGGCGAGGGTTTCGGCTTCGTCGTTGAGACCGCACCAGAGCAGCCACGGCTCGTCGGGCTCGGCTGCCACGAGGTCGGCGGCCTTGCGGCACCTGGCCTCGAGGGTCTGCTTGCGGATCTTCGCTCGGCCCCCAACGCCTCCGAGGTCGGTGGCAAATAGTTGATCGTCGGGCACGATGTCGACGTTGAGGAGATGCGGCGTTATCTCTAGTCCGGGGAGGATGTAGCCGTCGTCGCTGTAGCCGATATCGCTGGGCCGGCGTAGCGCGACCGCCCATGAGGTCATCCACTTGAACATGGCCCGATGGGCGTGGCCCTTCAGCCTCCAGCCGGTGTCCGAGTCGTGGACGAAGTAGGCGGCGAGCATGTTGACGCGAGTTGACCTGCCTAGGAACTCGGCCTGATTGGTCAGTTCCTCAATGTCGTTCGGTGCCGGGGTGGCGGTGCACGCGAGCCGGCGGGGCACGTCGGCGAAGTGTGAGATCAGGATGCCTCGAGTCTTGCCGTCGGACTGCTTGAGGATGCTGGCCTCGTCGAGGACGACCCCATCGAACAGGTCGGCCGGGAACCGGGTGACCATCTCGTAGTTCGTTACGTAGAGCCCGGGAGCGTTGACCTCGTCTGCGGACCGGACGTATCTGGCTTGGACTCCGACTCGCATGGCTTCCCGCACGGTCTGGGTGCACACGGCGAGGGGTGCCACGATCAGGGAGGTCCGCCCCGATAGCCGCGCCCATTCGACCTGCATGAGGGTCTTTCCGAGCCCGGTGTCGGCCCAGATTGCGGCCCGACCGTTGCCGACGGCCCAGCGGACGATCTCGCGCTGCCAGTCGTGGAGCAGGTCGGCGATGTCGCCCGGGTCGACGTCGTTGCCGTAGCCAATGGACTGCGACTGCTTGCGCGCGAGGAAATCGGCGTAGCTCACGATGTCGCCTCCTTGATTGTCGCTTGGGGGTTGTCCGTTTCTTTGGCGAAGCCGAGGCCGTTGAGGACGTCTTTGGCTTCGGCGGCGGTGAGGTCGTTGGCGCTGGCGAGGTCGGGGCGCCCGGCGAGGCTGGCGGCGATGGCGAGCCGCTGGTCGCGGTCGGTGATGCCGCAGGCGACGAATCCGGCTTGGAGGGCCTTGAGTTGCTTGGCGGTGATGGGCCCGGTTGGCTTTCCGGCTTTGGCTTCGTTGAGGGCGGCTCGGGCGGCGGCCATGCCGCTAGGGCGGTCGTCTATGACTTCGGCGTCCATGACGGCGGTGACGTTGGCGATGGCCTGGTCAACGGCGTCAAGGACGGGCTCGCGCTCAAGCTCGGCCTGTGGTGTTTCTGGGGTCTCGTCCACGATCTCGGCTTCGATGACGTCGTCGTCGAGGACGGGCTCGTCGTCGGTGGGTGTGGGTGGGATTGGCTCGGGTGCCTTGGCCTCGGCCTTGACTGGGGTCTTGCGCCTGGCGGTGGTCATGGGGGTGACGGTGGCGAGGGTTACGCCGGGGTCGGCGTCTTCGGCTTCGACGTCGGAGATGAGGCCACCGATGACGTCAGCGAAGATTAGGCGGCAGAGCTCGCTGGTGGCTCGGGCGGCGAGCATTTGCCGGGGCATCTTGGCGTACTGCTGACCGCCGCCGACGCCCATTTTCTTGGCGTCGTCCATTGTGAAGGTGACAGTGGTGGTGTCGTCTTGGCCTTTGCGGCGCCCGACGATGACGCAGCGGGCCGAGGTCATCTCTTGGAATCGGATGTCGTGGCCTGCGGCGAGCACCATCGCGCGCATGGCTTCAGCGGTGAGTGCGGGCCTGCCCTTGATGATGTTGACGCTCCTCAGGGAGGTCATGGGCTCCAGACCGAGTTCGCGCCCGTACAGGATCGCAGCTGCTACCACGGCGGGCTTGCCGCGCATGGCATCGGGAACGAACTCGGTCTGGGCGACTTTGCCGGCCAGGTCTCC